ATTATAGGCGGGATTTATGAAAATATCTAAGAAAAAGATCAAAAAATATGCTAGTAATAATTCCTTCCCAGTGATTGACAGTACAGAACAATTTATTGTCGATTTTGTCAAGGAAAACCAAGAAAGCGTTAGCTCTATTTTTGCGATTGCGGATGAAGTTTGTCGAGTAGTATTACTCTATGGTGCCTATATGAAACTCAGAAATTTTGAGGAAGACTTTGAAAAATTCGTCAAAAAATTCGATGGAAAATATAGGGAGGTGATGAAAGTGCTCAAATTAGGGGATAAAACGCCATAAAAACGCCATAATGTGACCCCTATAGGGGCATGTTTTATAAGTCATTGATTTATTAAGTGGATATATAAATGTAAATAGTCTCTTTTGTAAATTTTACCCTTTTATTATTAAGATATTATTATTTATTATTACTTATTATTACTTATTGATGTTGATAGATTTTATATTCCCCTATAGGGGGACAATTATGGCGTTTTTATGGCATTTTTTGGGAGGAGGTAATTAGTGTATGAAAAGTATTATATGTTCGTTGACACTAGAGTACTTGGAATAAAATATAATCCTAAACATTCTTTTTTAGTTCTCGGCGGACATAGGCGGCACCAACAGATTATGCAAACCATCATTACGGGGTATTTTGACAAAGAGGTACCTAAACCAACTTTCCCCGGTTATAATAAAATTCGGTTTGGTATTAAGCTAAAGGTTACTGGTTGGAAGTCTGGTTGTGAAAAATTGAAGGTTGATAATATCACTTTACAGTTTACTACTAAATTGGGGAGGCTATTTCGATAATGGCAAATAAAAGTATTGGTAAAAAAGTATTATCTGTCACCTGTGCTCAAATAAGGGCAGAGGTTCAAAGAGTATGTGTAGATAACAGGGTAACTTTAAGTCGAAGTGCTATGAATATGATTATTAATGGTCTTATTATTCGTAATAGGCGGAATCATGTACTTTTTACTAGTGAAATTCGACGAATGAAGAAAGAGAAAGAGGAGGCTACCAAGTGATACTCGGCAAACATAATTTACTAGCACATTTAGTTTCAGCACCAGATAAAGATATTCCGGTTCTTGATTGTTTATTTGTTGAGAGTGATGGCAGTTCTGTGGCCGGCTCACGTAAAGGTATCATAGTGGTAAGTCCGGTTCGTGATGATATTGCCGAAGCGGTACCCTTAAAAAGTAGTCCTTGTGGTTCAGTGGCAATAGTTACCGAAACAATAAAAGATGTATTAAAGATTATACCAATGGACAAGAAGTTTAATGGCTTGTTAGAACATGTTGATATGCGGGAAACTGACAATGGGGTAATATTTACGTCAACGGATGGGAAGCGACAAAAACAAATTGCCGGTAAGGTAACTGAGCATAGGTATACTAATTATAAGGAGGTTTTTTCACGGGTTCTTAGTCAGAAAGAAGGACACAAAATTGTTCTTAATTTTAAACGGCTATCTGTCATGCTTGATGCCTTAGAGAGGATATGCCCCGACTCGAGCGGAAAGAATCCCCTGTATATTGAATTCTCAGAAGCAAATGATATTATATTAAGATGTGAGAATCGTCGAACAGGGCAAAGGGCGTTAGGTGTTATGTGGTCTTATAAAGGTAAGCAGGGGGAGTGGCTTGAGCTTAATAAGTGGGAGCAAGGGATAATAGCGGACGGTAAGACTAAAAAAGTATTTAGCGGTAAAGTACCGAAAGGAAAAATTCGGGGGTCGTTTAAAAAAAAGAAAGGAGTTGTTGAGGACTAGTGAAAATTTTAAAAATAAAGAAGTCGCAAAAAGTAAAGAAGGGTTCGTGTAAAGTTAGGAAAAGACCATTTGTTGAGTTATTTATTGATAAAAAAATGTCGACTTGGTATGACAAACACAAATGCCCTAAGTGTCAATGTCGTCTACGCACTGATTTTAATCTTATATATTGTTCGTATGTAAAGTGTGATTGGTACGAGGCTTATTTGAAAGAAATAGAGGAGTAGTGGCGTAGTAGAAAATAATATAACGGAGGCAGAAAATATCGGAAAGGAGAAACTTTTGCAATTCAGAACTTTCAAAAAACATTGTAGACATAGACATGAAGTAGCAGATTTAGATTATAAGTATACCGCATGTACGATAAGCGACACTGACATTCTCTATTGTAACAAGCGAAGTTGTCGAATATGGAAAAAGATTCAACCTAATTTACTTAATCCCAAGATGCAATGTAAGTTTGAACCATATTATCAATGTACCAATGGGGCAACCCACGGTGATTACTGCGACGAACATTATGGTATTAAATGTGTTGTATGTGGTGAGCCGGCAAATCGATATTGTGGGTATTTAGGTCAATTCCAGTGTGGTGAACCTCTTTGTCCTGATTGTGAGGGGTGGGAGGATTTGACAAAAGAATCTGGCAACTGGGGTTTTATGAATCATCGTCACCGAACTAAGTTGTCAAAGGAATAATAGAAAGGTTGATAAGTGACATAGGCAATAGTCCAACTATCTCTATAAGTGGTGAAATATCCCATTTGATACATCCGACTGCCATTCTGTCACTTGTCAACCACCTATAAACATTAAATTATAATTAAAGGGGGTAACGATGGATGCATTAACGACAAAAGAAGTGGATACAGTGTCAATACCAAAAAATATGAAGCTTCTTTGTTGTACACCAATTTATCCTAAAGGCGGAACGGTTGATTTACTTATTACTGAGTACAAAAAGGAAGAGGTAAGTGCCGAATCGTCACTATTTTCCGTATCAAATATCATCATTGACATTTCAGGACACAAACTTATCTTTAACATAACAAAAGGAGTTATAGATGCGCAAGGAAAAGAATCAGAATCAGTCGGAAAGTGATAATGTATTACCCTTTACTTCGGACGTCTCCAATGATAAAGGTATCTCACTTGAGAGTTTATCGAAAAAAGAACTTATTGGAATGGTAAAAGAATTGGGAGAGCGGAGTAGTGTAGTTGAGTATACTCGACCAACTGAACCAACCATTTTTCGTTTAACTTTTGATATACGCGAAGATTTAATTGACAATTGGGGTGCTATTATTATTAACCAGTTTTCTTTCTCCCCGGGTGGTGAGATAATTATTGATAAGGCTAATGTTTCCATGCCGGGGTTCGCTGGTCAGGGTAGAACTAAAGATGATGTACTTTTTAATTTACGAACTGGAAGGATAAACGATAATGACAAACCGAAAAAGAGGAAATAGTCCTCCGGTGCAAAGTCGGGGAACGAAGGTCGTAATAAGCCATAGAGAATTATTACGAAGGGCGGGAAGTCTTGAAAGTCAACTTAACATAATGATACGCCTTAACAAAAGGCTATCAATGAAATTATGGATTATTAATCCAAAGGACGATATTTTTACAGACGGAACCTTTACCGAACGTACTTTAGATGTTATTGCAAAAGAGGCTGAGGTAGTCTTAGAGGCGATACGTCAAGTTAAACTTGGTGAGGCAGCTGCTGATAAAATCAATGCTCGTACTGACGCCAAAGTCAAGACGAAGTCCTCAAAAGGTAAAGAAAAAAAGTAATGTTTATATGTGAAGTTGACATAGTGGTAGATGATGTAACTAGAGTGGGGTATCTCTTTGATAGGGATACCCCCCCTAGCATTGCCTGGATAGAAGTTCAATTTATAGAAAAGATGGGAAGAAAGTTCAAGTTCTTCTCCACCCCAGAGAATCCCTTTTGTAAAGATTCTAAACCTTACCTCAGAGAGATTAGTGGGCATGATCATTACCTTGATGCCTATAGATATGGGCTATTTGGGGGCAAGTGCTCAGGGACAAAGTAGAAAAGTTTAAGGTAGTAAAACCTTTTATATTCCAATTGGATGGAGATAGTGATAAAAAATAATTCCTGAATATTGCATTTTTTTATAAAAAGTCTGCCCATTTTATGTTATATTTAAGATATGAGCAGACAAATAACAATTAAGATAACCAAGGGGCTAGCTCAAAAGGCATATCGCCTTAAGAGGAAAGGACTTACCGATGGGGCAGTTGCTACAAAGATAGGTATCTCTTTGACAAGTTACCAAAAACACAAACGAGAGATAAAAAAGTTCTTCTCGCAGTTCGATTTGGTAAGGAAAGCTAATACCCCTTATAAGACAATGGGGCGCCCTCCTCTGTCAAGATTCAAAGACGTCGCTAAACCTGAAATTATAACTTCCCTACTAATAGCTGATTATTCAAAGACGGAAATAGCTAACATTCTTGGTATGTCAAGACGCACATTATATGACTTAGCAGATAAGTATCCAGATATAGCTTATGCCCTTGAGTATGGTAAGGCTAGTACTGACGTTAGAATTATTAAGTCTTTACTCCACCGGGCAACTGGGTATTCTCATCCAGATACTCATCTATCATCTTACCAGGGCGAGGTTATCAAAACAAATATTACCAAACACTACCCACCTGATACCGCGGCACTCGTTACTTACTTAACTAATAAACTTGGTTGGAAAAGAGAACCGGATATTAAAGGACACAATAATAAAGGTAAAATTTTGGAAGCACTTGAGACGATGAATTCACTTGATGATATAAAGGAGTCTTAAAATGTCACTAGTACTATATTTTAAGTGTTGTAATTGTGGGAAGGAGTTTGTCATAACCCCTAATGATAAAATGAAAAATGTTTCGGTAACCCCTGAGTTTGAAGAAATGGTATTTACACCTGGGACACATATGCCGATTATCAATAAACGCCTAAGTCATGCCTGCAGTAATCATACATTTGGGGTGGCTGAGTTTGTCTATGGGAAAAAGGTGCCAGAATAAGAATGCGCTACGATATAAAACAGAAAGAGTTTTATCATAACTCATCTGCTAGGGTTAATATAGCTGAGGGAAGTGTTCGTTCTGGTAAGACTTGGGGGACGATTGCCAAGTGGATAAAGTATATTGGTAATGCTCCTCCGGGTGATTTGTTTATGGTTGGTAAGACTGACCGCTCTTTAAAAAGAAATATAATAAACCCTATGCTTGACTTAATAGGAAGCGATATGACATACTACCCTGGTAAGGGAGAAGTTCATTTATGGGATCGGTTGATTTATACGATAGGTGCTAATGACGAAAGAAGCGAAACTAAGATTCGTGGGGCAACAGCTGCCGGAGCTTATGGGGATGAAATTACACTTTGGCCTGAGTCCTTTTACACGATGCTACTTTCTCGTATGTCAGTTAAGCATGCTCAATTTTTTGGAAGTACCAATCCTGATAATCCGAAGCACTGGTTAAAGAAAAATTACCTTGACCGAAAAGAATTGTTAAATCTTTACACTCTTCACTTTCTACTTGATGATAATACCTTTCTCCCAGAGGAGTATAAACGAGATTTACGAAATGAGTATATTGGTCTTTGGTTTAAGCGTTACATTTTAGGCTTATGGGTCGCAGCAGAGGGCGCCATTTACGACTTTTGGGATGAAGCCGAGTACACCATTGTCAAACACCCAAAGGCAATGTATTATTTAGTTGGAATTGACTATGGGACGGGGAATCCAACTGCCTTTGGAATGTTTGGTGTAAATCTAAAAACAAAACCGAAAATATGGTTAGAGAAAGAGTATTATTATGACTCAAAAGTTCACCAGAGACAAAAAACCGATTCTGAATACTCAAAGGATTTACAAAAGTTTATTGATGGTTACAAAGTAAGACGAATTATTATCGACCCCTCCGCGGCATCGTTTAAGGTTCAAATTCAAAGGGACGGAATGTATTTTATAACCGACGCCGATAACTCGGTAATTGATGGAATACGAACTCAAGCTCGAATGCTTGTCAATAGGGAGTATGCCCTAGGTATCGGGTGTGACCATGCGATTGAGGACTATGATTCCTATGTCTGGGATGAGAAGGCTCAGGAGAAGGGTGAGGACAAACCAATAAAAGCAAATGACCATACGAAGGATATGGAAAGATATGTTTTACAAACGACATTTGGTGAAAATGCCATTGACTATAGTAAACTAACTACAGAATAAAAGGAGCATTACCATGCAGAAAAAGAAATCAATTTTACAAGTGGTAGTGGATGGTTGGGAAAACGTCTTAACGGGTATAGGTATCCGCAACCGTGACAAAACAAGAAGTACCACTTATGGTGCAGTTGTAAGGATAGACCAGATTACCGCTACAGATTTACATAGAGGTGATGGGTTTGGTAAAAAAGTAATTGACCTCCCAGTACGTGAAATGTTTAGAGAGTGGATTACTATTGAAGGTGATACTGATGGATTTATTTTGAAAGACCTTAGTGATATAAAGGCAAAGCAAAATTTACGTGATGCTAAAACGTGGGCTGAGGTGTTTGGCGGAGCGCTTGTTGTAATGATAATTGACGATGGTGGAATGCTGGAAGATGAGTTACGCGAGGACTCCATAAAGAAGGTAGTTTCTTTGCAAGTTTATGACAGGTGGCAAGTAAGTTGGACAACCGCTGACCAATACAATGACCCTGAACATGAAAAATTTGGTAAAGCGGAATTCTTTACAATCCAACCATTGTCATTACCTTTCTTTCGGGTACATGAGTCCCGGACCCTTCTTTTTGATGGCAAGTTAGTTCCCGAAAGAATTCGTAGATTAAACAATGGGTGGGGTGATTCTGCCTACCAATGTATACTGGAAAGATTGAAAGCAGTTGGTGCTACTTATATTGGGGCAGAGAATATACTTGACGAATTCGTAAATTCTACTCTTACAATAGACAATCTGCAAGACTTGGTAGCTTCGGGGCAGGAAGAGCTTATCCTTAAGAGGTTAAATTTAATTGATATGAGTCGACACATCATAAATACTACGATACTTGACAAGGACGAAAAATTTGAAAAATATTCTGCCACGGTTACAGGTCTCGCTGATCTACTTGATAGAATGACCGAAGCCTTGGCAGCAGTTACCGAAATTCCCGTAACTTTACTTATGGGTAGAAATCAAAAGGGTTTATCTTCGGGTGGTGCCCAGCAAACTGACCTTCGTAATTGGTACGATAAAATTTCAGGTCAACAGGAAAATGAGTTGATGCCCCAACATCAAAGGTTAGTTAACCTAGTGGCAATATCAAGTGAGGGTCGATTTACGGGAAAGATTGACGGTTTACAAGTGGTGTTTCTTCCACTCTGGCAGCCGAGTGAGGCAGAAATAGTCGTAATGCGAAATAAGCAGGCTGAGACTGACCGGATATATGTTCAAGAAGGGATACTTGCTGAAGACGAGGTAGCTAATTCTCGTTTTGGTGGGGATACCTATTCAATTGAAACCGCGCTTGATAAAGGGATAACTGACAGAACAGAGCCTGAACTTAAATCTGAACCTGATAATAATAATAACTTATTGGCAGAATAGGGGGAGTTAAAAATGACTACTTCATCATGGAAACAAGTTAAACCGGGTCGAATTGAAAAGGGTAATCATGCAATCGTTACCACGAAGAGAAGTGACGAATCGAAAGTGTTTACACTTTATAAGGGTGGTGACATTATAGACTTCTTTGGTAGTGAGAAAGATGCGAAGGATTCTATAAAGTTAAGTGACAAGTCCAAATCTAAAAAGAAGTTGAAGAAAAAGTCCTCTAAATAAGGAGTCTTATAATGGCAACCTTTATGTTGCAAAGTGTAAACTGGAGAGGGATACATCCTGAGATAGAGGAGGCGCGTAGGCAATTAGAAAAGTTTTCTTGGTTTAAAGGTAAGCAAGACTTAATGGTAACATCTGGGAAAGATGGTCAGCATGGTATAGGAAGTTTACACCCATCCGGTAGAGCCTTTGACATACGAAAAGGAAGGGGTATTACTTTACTGATGCTACGAAAATTATTAGGTAATAAAAAGTTTGATTTCAAGGAACATCGTACTCACTTCCATATTGAGTACGACCCTCATTATTAAGGAGGTAGATAGGTGAAATATAATGACTTAACAATTTCGCACTTGCCGAGAGCAGGTGATATAATACTTACCAGAAAGAAAAGGTCTTTACTGGGCAGACTTATTCGTCGTTTTCAAACTACGTCAAATGATACTACTAAAACTATCTTTGAGCATGTTGGTATTATGATAAATGGGTTCCAGCTAATAGAGGCTTTACGAAATGTAGAGGTAACTGAACTTTACAATATGTATCCATTAAAGAAATTTGATTATCTCATTGCCCGGGTAGATAATCTTGATAAGGTAACCCGGGGGTTACTCGTTGATGAAGCCCAAAAATATGTTGGTAAGCGTTATGGTTATGGAAAAATCGTTACTCATTATCTTGACTATTTGGTAGGCAGATTGCGAGGAAAGGATGTTTTTCTGTTTCGAAGGTTGGCAAGGAGTAAACGATACCCTATCTGCTCCTGGCTAGTAGCATTTGTCTATGATGAAATTCTTGGTATGGAGTTTAATAGAGTATCTAAAACCTTCTGTCAACCAGATGATATATCCGACGATATTCTAATTACCAACCACAATAAATATGAATTAGTATTTGTTACCTATGGGATTCACAAATTGGTAACTAAACAATTAGGTAATAGGATAAATGACTCCGTTGCGATAGCTTTACAATATGGGGCAGTATAATGCCACTAATGCGACGTAGAAAATGGAAAGCTAGGGGAGATCAGGTAGATGATAATGTTCTTGCCTTAGTAAATCGTCGCCGTATTGAATTTCGACAGATACCAAAAAGGAAACTTGGAAAAGTTCCCCGTTGGCGCCATCCCTACATTGTTGAAAGAAAATACACCCAAGAATTATTTGACATAGTTGGAGTTTTAGAAGAATTAGTTCGCTCAATTCTGTTTTTTCATCTACCGGGGTTGGCTGATGAAGCCAGATCACTTATACCCACCTCAGCGCGACAGGATGCCTGGCCACAAGAAGTGACAAAATTACTTACCTTAGTAGAACAAAGACTTGATAGAAAAACTATTAGTGATAAGACATTGGCACTTGATATTGGTCAACGTACAAATAAATGGAATGATACCCAATGGCAGAATACTCTAAAAAGGGTAATGGGAGTAGATATATTTATCCGCGAACCTTGGCTTGCTAATAAACTGGAAAGTTTTACAGAGGAGAATGCCAAATTAATCAAATCGTTGCGCGGGGATAGTCTTGTTGCTATTGAGGGAATAACCCAACGAGGACTGCGGGCAGGGAAGCGGCATGAAACTCTTCGGAAGGAAATTGAAGAGCAATTTGACATTACAAGAAACAGAGCCAAGTTAATTGCCAGAGATCAGGTATCTAAACTTAATGGTCAATTAACCAAAGAGAGACAAACTAGTATTGGCTTGTCAAGATACATTTGGCATGATTCGGATGATAAGAGGGTGCGCACTTCTCATGCTCAGAACGATAACCTGCTAATGAGTTGGTCAAATTCATCAATTTACTATCCATCACTAAATGCTAAACCGTTTACCAGATTAGGGATACAATTACATCCTGGCGAAGATTACCAATGTCGATGCTGGGCAGAAGCTTTCTTTGATGATGTTGCAGAGGAGTTTAATTTTAAAGAATCATTCAGTATTAAAACCAAAAAATCAAAAGTCCATTTCTGAAATAGGAGTTTAAAGTGTCTATACAACCAGCTTTACAATGTGATGTCTGCAAACGACGATTAAATAAACCCGGTTACTTCTGCGAGGCATATAAAGATAAACCTATCCCAGAGGAGTTAGTTAAACAGAGTTTCTTCCATGATATAGGGTTTCCTGGGGATCAGGGAATTTTATTTATACAAGATAAAACTAAACAAGAACCATATAGAAGGTAGCATTATGTCAATTAAAGAATTCATACTATCGCTGGCAGCATATCTCGCGGCGCTTCTATTAAGAAGGTTTACCGGGAAGTTAATAATAACTCTTGACATGCGCGATGGTGGAATTGGTCATGTTGGGTGCCATATAGACCATACATTGAAAAAGGTTAATGAGAATGATATAAATCTACGTGAGATAATAAAATAATTTTTTTATACACATTTTCTTTGAAATATGATATATTATAATTATTGATGTATTCATTGCCAATCGTATTTTGCGGTTGTTAGACTTCCTTTCTATTGAAAGTTGAAGAATAGCCCGCCATGGTTATTAGTCTTTCCATGGTGGGCTATTTTACGTTTAAAGGATAATTTAATAGGTACCATAATAAATAAAAGATAGCGGAGGTTAATCGTGCCACAAATTAAGGACTTAAAAAATGATGGATTAGATTTGTTATCCATTGAAAGTGAGATTCGTCTTGACTTTCAGGATAATACCGAAGTCATAATAGTTGATAGGGCGGATTTTATTAGTCAGAAAGTAGGGAGTATAAAAAAGACTGGCGAGGGGTACCTATCTGGTAATGCCGCAATTGCTAAAGTGGGAATTTTAACCTATGCCTTATCCGATGGAACTATGAGAAAAGAGCTTGTTCCTGAGAGTACTTTATTCAATAGAGCAAGCATGGATTCTTTAGGAATGAAACCAATAACAAATCAACATCCACCTGAAATTCTACTTCATGTTGATAATGTTAAGCGTCGGAAGGTTGGATTTACCGGGGAGACAATAAAAAGAGATAACCAATTTCTTACTACGTCAATGACCATTACCGATTCCGACGCTATAAGGAGTATTGACGCGGGAACACTTGAGTTGAGTCCTGGGTATAAAGCTGAGGTGGTTTTACAGGACGGGATGTTTGAGGGAGAAAGATACGATGCTGTTCAAGTAAGGAGAACCTATAACCATGTTGCTATATGTGACAAAGCAAGAGGAGGTAGTGATTTAAGATTGAATCTTGACAGTATTGATAAAATTGATGGTGTGGAAACTGAAAAATTTTCGGATAATACAAATTTTAACAAACCAAAACTTAAACCCAAAAAAGGAGACAGCGAAATGCCTACTCTTAATATTCGTGGGGTGGACTATGAAGCCACTCAAGAAGTTTGTAATGCCTATCGTGATGCAGTAGATAAAATTGATTCTCTTGAAACAGAAGCTACTGCCTTGACACAAACCCATACTGATTCTATTGCGGAACGTCAAGGCAAGCTCGATGCCTCAGAAGCGAAAGTTAAGGAGTTGGAAGGTATCAAGGTAGATGAAATGGTTCAGGAAGGTGTTACCACGCGTCTCGACTTATATGCAAAAGCAAGTCGGGTACTGGACAAAGAGACAATGAAAAAAATTGACTCAATGTCTAACTTTGACATTATGAAGGCGGTCATTTTGGTAAAGACTGACAAAGAAGCAATAGAGACCACTAAAACGAAACTTGATTCTAAAGATACTAACGAGATTTACATTTTAGCACGTTTCGATGGCGTCATTGCGGGACTTCCTAAAGAGAAGAGTTCAGTTGCTTCCCAGAGAGAACAGGTTACTTCTCGTTCAGATTCAGTTGACGATAATGACGATCCGGTACTTAAAGCTCGAAATGATATGGTTGATAGGCAGGCAAAAGCATATCAGGATAAGAAGGACAAAGAATAACTAAAACGGGACGTTCATTCTTTATTATAAACAATTAACCAATTCTAAAACTAAAATAAGGAGCAGATAAAATGTCACAAACATCATATCCAGTTAACCAGCCTATTGCCTTTGCTGGTATGAAAGCAGATTCGCGTTTTGATTTCGTAGAATCTTTTGCGGCCGGTGAGGTTATAGCCTTCGGTCTTGGAGTTGTTAAAAATATTGGTGTCAATAATAAGGTTCGCCTACCGGCTGCAAATAAAGGAGTTCTTTTATTTGCTGGTAATTTTGTAGCGGATAATGATATTGATATGGACATCAACGGAGTTGCTATCACCACAGTTGAGTGGGATACTGACCAGGCTACAACTCTTGCCGCCTTAGCAACTGAGATTGAAAGTCACGACGACGTCTTGACCGCTGTGGTTACAGCCCTTTTAACTATTACTGTTACCGGAGTTGATGGTGCAGATATTGCCATTACAGATATTGTAGTTACAAATGGTGGAAGTCAGACTACCGGAGCTTTTACCCAGGGAACACATGATACGCTTGAGGGTCTTGCATTGTCAACCCATGCAAAAGAGCAGGCATTAAGTACTGGAATCGTTCAGTATGCAATTTCTGACACGGTTAATACTTTACGTCAGGGTGCCGCGCACGTAGTAGTTGAGGAGGCCGTAACAAGTGACGATGTGGTATATTGTCGTTTTCTTGATGGTGGGGCAGGCAAAGCAGTTGGACAATTTCGTAATGACGCCGACAGTGGAACATGTCTCTTGGTGTCTAATGTTAAGTTTAAATCAAATACCTCCGCTGCCGGAATTGCAATACTGGAAATTAACAACCCTTAATTTCGGTTTCGTTAAGTAAAGTATAATATGTAAATGAGTTAACTATTTTTTAATACCTAAACTGGAGGAAAAGATGCGAGAAAAAATTATTAGTGTTAACCTTGACGCGAACGAAACTGCCTTCTTTGCTCGCGAGCTTGAGTTTATAAAAAGTCGTTCATACGATGTTGTATATCCAGAACTCAAAGCTATTCAGCTTATTCCCGTGTCAACGGAAGCTGGAAGTGGTGCTGAGACAATTACTTACCAGCAATTTGACCAAGTTGGTGTAGCTAAAATTATAGCCAATTATGCTGATGATTTACCCAGAGCAGATATTAAGGGTAAAGAATTTACTGCAAAGGTAAGAAGCATAGGTGATTCTTATGGTTATAATGTTCAGGAAATCCGGGCGGCGCAAATGGCAAATCGAAACTTGACACAGAGAAAAGCAAATGCTGCTCGTCGTGCTAATGACCAGCTTGTTGATAGTCTTGCGTGGTATGGGGATGCGACGCATGGACTCGTCGGTTTACTTAATAATCCTAATATTACCGCCGTCGAAGTTCAAGTGGGTGCCACTACGGCAAAGAAAAAGTGGGCTGAGAAGAATCCTGATGAAATACTTCTTGATCTCAATGATGGCGTGACGGATATTATTGAGCTGACAAATGGTGTTGAAGTGCCTGATACTATACTAATTCCTATTGCTCAATTGGCACTTATTCAAAAGACTCGTTTGGCGGCTGGAACCGATACAACTATCCTTCAATTTTTTCTTGCTAATAATCCTTCAATCACGCGCATTGAGTGGGTTGTTCAGCTTAAAGCAGTCGACCCCCTACCCAGCGGGGACACCGGACCCAAAGATGTCATGGTTGTTTACCAACGAAATCCTGATAAATTAACTCTTGAAATCCCACAGCCATACGAGCAATTTCCGGCTCAAGAGAGGAATCTTGAATTTGTTATTCCGACTCATTCCAGATTCGGTGGAGTGATAATTTATTATCCATTATCGGTAAGTGTGGTAGAAGGCATTTAGTCTTTTTCCCACTTGTAAATGATGCTGGTCGCTGGCAGGCCGGCCATAAAATAGTCTGCTGTTTAATCAACTAAATATTTCAGCAATAACCTGGAGGTAATAATGCCAATTGTACGTCGAAACAAAACCAACGTTTTCAGAACACGAAGAATCAATTTTCTTCCTGGTAATAATGTTTTATCGGAAGAGCAGTTGAAAGATGTAATGGAAAATAGCGAATCTTTCCAAAATCAACTAAAAAATAATGTTATGACAATAATGGAATCTACCAAGGACGAAACTGTCAAGCAGAACCTCTCCCCGAAGAAAGACGAAAAAAAGGATGCTGAGGAAATTCAAGAAGTAAAAGATATTCTTGAGAGTTCAATTAAAGTAGCCGATACGCTGATTGATGAAATGTACGATATACCAACTCTTGAGAAAATTAAAGAGCTTGACAGCCGAAAAGGTATTCACGACCTCGTTAATGCTCAAATTGGAATGCTTCGAGCAGAGGAAATTGATAACGAGGAAGAAAACCAGGACTAATACTATATGTCAACTCCTAAAGAAATAATTGTCTTGCGGGCTCCCCAGTATAGTGGGGAGTCTCGCCTTGACGATTTAATAACTCTGGCAGGTGAACAAACAGGAACTGCTTATGGTGGTTGTCGCAACCTGGCAATTGCTCTATTAGTACTCCATTGGTTGACAC